CGTGGTGGGCAACCAACTGCAACCCACCGCCGGCTCGACCGTGCGCCCCGGCTACTTGCCGGGCCTGGTCATCAACGAAACGCGCCGGGTCATCCAAGCGCACGTCTCGGCGCTCACCGATTTCAAGCCGCTCTTCGCCTACAAGGCCACCAACCCGGCCTTTCAACCCCAAGCCGACCTCCTGAACAAGTTGACGGTCGCGTGGTGGATCACCTCGCAAGCCGACATCGAACTCGGCGAGTGCATCAAGTACACCTTGGCGGCCGGTACGGGCGATCTGGTCGTCGATTGGAACCCGTACACGACCTTTGGCGGCGATGTCACGCTCTCGGCGAGAGATTCTCGCGATACCCTCCCGCTCCGTCCCGCCACGCACAACCGATCGGTGCAAGCGTGGGACGGGATGATCCTGCGCGAGTCGCACACCGTCAACGTCATGAAGGGGCTCTATCCTGAACGGGCCAACCTCTTCCGTCCGACGTCCGATTCACTGCTCTCGACCTTGATGGGCCGGATGCGGCAGATTGCGGCGCGGCTCATCAGTCCGGGCGCCGATACGTTGTCCGGATTGAACCAAGCGCCGATGGCGAGCAAGGTGCGCTCGGGCGAAATCATCCTCTACCGGACGTACCTGACCGACCGCACCCGCAACCTGACCGGCAAGCCGATTCCGATGGGGCGTCCCGGCGCGAGTTGGGCCTACGTCGTGCCGCCGGGCCAGCCGCTCTACCCGTACAAGCGGTGCATCATCTCGACGCCGGAGGCGATTCTCTACGATGGGCCGTCGCCCTACTGGCACGGGATGTTCCCGGTCAACCGGCTGAAACTCTGGTCGGTGCCCTGGCAGTTCTTCGGGGTGTCGATTATCGGCGACCTCTTGCCGATTCAGGACGCCATCAACGACTTCAGCCAGGACATTCTGCTCGGCATGAAGAAGTGGCTCGACCCGGCGGTCCAGTACAACCGGAACGCCGTCTCCGAATCCTTCATGCGGACGTTCGACCCCCGCAAACCCGGCCAGAAGGTGAAACTCTTGGCCGATGCCATGCGGGACGGGTTCAAACTGCTCGAAGGCCCGCCCGCGCAAGTGCTCGATCTGGGCATGAAGATGGTCCAGATGCTGCTCTCGAAGTTCGATGACCTGAGCGGCACGCCGAACTTGCAGGAACTGCTCGCGTTGCGCCAGTTGCCCGGGGCCGAGACGATTCAGCGGTACTGGGAGGCCCTCACGCCCGAACTGCGACAGGAGGGGCGGCAGATTGAGGGGTTCCTGCGCGATGTCGCGGAACAATCCAAGGTCTTGCGGTTCCAGTACGAGTCGTCGGCGCGCCGGGTCGCGATTCTGGGCGATGCCGGGCTCACGATGGAGGACTTCGATTTCGACCCTGAGGTGATGGTGCCCGCGATGCGCCCGGGCGATCCGGGGTATCAGAAGGAGTTGGACGCCAGTCTCCCGCGCGATCAGCGGGCACGGGCGTTCCACAAGTCGATTGTGTTCACGATTGCGCCCAACAGCATCCTCGCGATGAACGCACAGGAAACCAAGATGCTGGCGCTCCAGAACTTCCGCATGGGCGTGCTCGACTTCTGGAGCTACCACGAAGCGATGGAGACGCCGAACGTCGGCGCCCCGCCGCCGATTCCGCTGCCGCCGCTCAAACCGCCCACGCCCGAGTTGATTCAGACGCTGACCACCCAGATGGCGAGCCAACCGATGATGCCTGGGGCGCCCTTGACCGACCCGGTGACGGGCGACCAGTACGTGCTCGACCCGATGAGCGGCCAACTGCTCCAGATCCGGGTGCCGCTCACGATTGTCGAGAGGCTCATAGCTCAAAGTCAGCTAGGTCTGGGCACGACCCCTGGACCGGCCGCTGGCCAAGGGCCGCCGGGGAAGAGTGGCGGCGGGCCGGGTCGTCCGGCCTCTGGTCAGGCACCTCCGGCGCTTGAGCAAAAGTCCGACGGACGTACGACCGTCACGGAAAGCCGTCACCACCCCGGCCCAGGGTCGTCCTAAGTGTGCGCCTTCCGCACATCTGACTGACCGATTCACCAACATTTTTACTGAGCGCCATTGACACACCGTGTGTCTGTGCCGCACACTCTCACGGCAGATGGCCGCGAGCGATCCGACTGATACGCCGGTTGGCGCGCCGAAGTACCCCGCGCCCGCCTCGCCCTTGTTCAGCAAGGCGAGTATTGGCGGCGGCAGTCGGCCCGCGCCGCCCGCGCCCCCCTCGAAGAAGGCCATCGGCAAAAAGTCCGCGATGACCAAGCGCGCGCGCCGCCATACCGTCCCGTCGATGCGGAAGGCCACGTAAATGCCGATTCGCTCGATGGAAGAGGGGATGAAGGAATTTAAGGAAGGCGAGATGCATTCCGGGTCCAAATCCGGCCCGAAAGTGACCTCGCGCAAGCAGGCGATTGCGATTTCCCTCAATTCCGTGCGCCGCGCCAAGGGCAAGTCCGCGTCCAAGTCCATGCGAAAGGGTCGGTAACTGATGGCTGGCTTTCCTCCCGTCCCAAAAAACGCCATTCCGACCGGTCCCACGGGGCTGCTCGACTCCGGCCGCAAGGGCGTGAAGTCGCCCGGCAAGCGCACGATGGGCGGACGCAAAGGCATTTCCGGCTCGCAGATGAAAAAGCCGATGGGGAAGCGATGACCAACGGACCACATCCAAACATGGCCGCGGATCTACCCGATCCGCACGCCCCACGCGACATTCAGCCAGACCCGGCGCCGAAGAAAGACCTCAACATGAACACCCTGGCGGGGTCTGGTGAGAGCGCGACCTTTCGCGACCTCGTGGAAGACCCGCGAATGAATACCGGCCCGATCGGGACACGCGCGCAGATGCAGGAAGGCTTCAACAAGTGGAGCGCCCCGCAAAAGGACGAGGTCAACCGGCATCACGACGCGATGGACCGCTTGGACCGCCGCAAGATCGATCTGACGGGGAAAAAGTAGATGGCGCTCCCGCAACTGGGGGCCATCCCCGGCTCGAGCACGCTCGACGGCCCGCCGCCCTCGCCGGCCCAAACCGACGGGATGAACCCCGGGATGCCGCTCGATGCCCTGATGGGACCGCAAGGCAAGCCGCCGGTGGCCTCCCCGCAGATTCCGCCGCAGATCCTCACGGGGATGCTGCAAGCGGCCGATCAGATGAATACGATGATCGACAGTTTCGCCCAGGCGACGCCCGATTTGGCGCCCGACTGGGCGATTTGCAAGGCCGCCCTCGCCGCTGCGATGGCGAAAGTCCAACAGGCAGGTGGCGGACCCACCTCCCCCAATGCCCCTGGCCCGCAATTTCCAGGAGGGGGCATGGATACGGGAGGGTTTCCCCCATTGGCACCTCAAGGATAGGTAGGTAGATCATGGCAGACCTCTTCGCCGCCGGGAAGGCCGCGTTCGAGCAGTTCGCGAGCTTGCTCCCGGAAACACAGCGTGGCACCGCATTGGAGATTCCCGCCAATGAGGAAGCGCGAAAAGCGATTGAGAAACTCGGCGAAGCCGTCTTGATGCGGGCCGACTACTCGCGACAGCTCGATCAGGTCGCGCAGGACAAAGCCCGTGCCGAGCAGGCGGCGCTCGAAGCGAAGCAATACAAAGTCCGACTCGATCAGTGGTTTGGAGAGGCTGAACCCCTGTTGAACTTGGGCAAAAAAGCCCAAGCCGCAGGTTGGTCGCCAGAGACCGAACCCCTGCAAACTCCGAAGCCGGCCGAGCTGCCCACGGATGTGATCCGCGCGGCAGACCTCGAAGCCAGGGAGCGGGTGTACGCGCAGTACGCGAACATCACGCCCCGGCTGACGATTCGACACTTTCGCGAGTTCGGCGAAGAACTCGACATGGATGAAATCATCAACGATCCCCGCGTCAAGCAACTTGGCGTGATGGGCGTCTACGACGCCAAGTACAAGGATCGGTTTGCGGAAAAGGCCAAGCAACGCGAGGACGAAAGTCGCGCGAAGTTCGAGGCCGACATCCGCGCAGACGAACGCAAACGCCTCGCGTC